CCGTGACTTCCACTGCCAAGTCCCACTGCCCACGTCCCTTATACCGTGCAAAATTGGCTTCTGTTAGCGTTGTGCCGTCGCTGGCGTACAAACTGATCTGCTCGTTAAGCAGAAATGGGTCTCCATAGTCACTTGAAGCAGCAAAGCCTTCTGTGGTAATACCAATGTAGGCCTTTGCAGTGCCGCTTGCCCAAGCTCCAGAGCGAAGGTCAATGTCTGCTGTACTGTTGTCAATCTTTCGACCCACGGCAAACTTCGTTCCGCTTGTCTGTCCAATAAGAACAGCACCAGCAGCGGGTGTATCGTTACTGGTGCTGTTTTGTTCTAGGTAGATTCGCGGATTGACTTTTAGGGTAGCTTTCTTGATGGTGAAGTCGATCTCGCTGTACATGATCTGTACTTCTTTCCAGCTATCAGCGACCCATGTCTTGAATCGCTTGTGCATCGTGTCGTCAGGAGTAGTGAAAGATGTTCCTGTCCCGATGTCCTCAAGCGTGACACCCGCCTCCTGAAGTGCCTTGTTGATTAGTTGGCGGTATGTCAAGCTAGCCATTCTGCTCTAACTCCTCTTCTTGAATTACGCTGCGGCCAGTGAATCAGCAGGCTGGTCGTCCGTGGCTTCCACATCCAAAGAGCTGAATCCGTTCAACCGGCCCGCCATCAGCACTTGCTTGAGTTCCTTCGGGTAAGGCCACCGGCCAAACTGCTTGAGGTATGCTCGGTATGGGCGAAGCTTAGCTTCCTTCAATCCCTCGTGGCCCTGTTTCGGATCAGGACCGGGGGTAGAGTCGTGGACCGTGACCGGATATGCGTCAACAGGCGTCCATCGGAATCGGACTCGGCTGTCAAGCGCTTCCTCAAAGTCTTCAACAAGGTCTTGGCGCTTCAAAGTGCTGAGCATCACCACTACCTTGTTCGGCACGTCCACTTTGATATTCTTCGGGATGTAGCAATTGTAGTTGTTGATGCTAACAAAACACGGGTGATTGCTTGCACCCGGGACCTTGTGAAGTGTGATTCTGCTCCAGCCCGGTGCTGGCTTACCATCCACTGCAATCACAGCGAAGCTCGCCGTGCTCATCTTTTCCTTAATCGACTTGATGATGTCAGCCTTAGTCATCGTCGTTGTTACGTTGACACTATACAGTTTCGCGGCACGACTGCGAAGCTGGCCCATTGGAAGGGCTTCAAGCTCTGCAATAATAGCGGCGTCGCTAGTGTTATCGCTCATTGTGATATCTCCAATTTATGTTCACACCAATGCACAAACAAGAGCGGAGAGGGGGTGTGAATCCCTCTCCGACTCTCTTTTATCGCATTACTAGATTACCCTCAGAGGGTGTACGGGCTTTCGTATGTCAGGCGCTCAGTGCCAGCAACAGGATCAGCAGCTTCCTTTCGTCCAACGAGGACCGAGAGTGTAACCGAGCGTTCGCCAGTAGAGACAGCAGTCGTAAGCGTACCGAGGGTGAGGAACAACGCCCCGCCATCGGTGGTCGAGTGATCAACTGCAATAAATGCAGATTGCTGCGCGGCAGCGCCGCCCAGATCAGCAATGTTGCCAGAAATATCAGTATCGCCCGCCGAACCATCTGCATCATCATTGACCTTCAAAACAGAGTCACCCGTATCCGCTGCAATAGATGCGTTCGTATTAACTCGATAGGCAATGATCTGATGGTCGTCTCCCATCTTAGCAAAATTAATGCGGTCTGCCGATGCATAAGCCGTGCTGGCTGGCAGGCTATGCGTGAAGCTAAACCACTGCGGCTGGTCTGCTGTAGTGCGGACTTTTGCGCCCGTCAGGTATTGTTCAGTGCTATAAGTAGCCATCGTTCATTTACTCCTATTAATTAGAAATCGGTGCAAGCAGCTTCGATGCGGACGATCCAGTTTTGATTCAAGATCAAGGCCGCAAACCAGAACTTCCAAGACACTGCACCACGCTGACCGTGCGGGTCTTCAACAGTCGGCTTCGGATTGATGACCGTCAAGTTGGCACTGTTCTTGCCTTTGAGCGATGCACTACCAAATGCGTCTTGACCGAAGATAACGCCGAGGTACACGTCAACCGCAGTGCCGTTGTTCAACATGCCGTTCGTGGTAGCAGAACCTGCGCCGTAATCAGGAACCGCGTGATTGGTCAGAACAACGCGAACTTCGCCATTTGCAACCGCACCAATCTCGTACTCGCTAATGGGCGAGAACTGACTATACCGGTACACCGGAACGAAGCCGTCCATCTCTTCAAAGTCACGCTGCTGGGCAACGTTACCAAAATAGATGAAACCCGCGTTAACCGACTCGGTGGCTACATCAGTCGAGGCAGGGATGCGCTTGGTGATCTTCTTGGCGCGATTCAGCTTCAACTGACGAACAGCCGCCCGGCAGTCGTCACTGGTGATCGGGGTGTTTACGTCAGCGCGGGCCGAGCCATTGGCAAAGATGACCTGAGTGCCCGCCGAAATGGTGTTCCAAAGGATCAGCTCCTTTGTGGCACCGGCATTCTGACCAAGGACTTCTGTCATCTTGTTCAGAACCGGGTCTTCGTGGGTATCTTGAATCACGTCCGTCAGGCCAAGGTACTCGCCGTACTGACTAATCGAAACGCTGACCTCTTCGTCTTCGTACATCTTCGGAGCTTTTGTGACACCTTCAGTCAGTGCAACCGGACTGACAGCAAGCGGAACTGCGCGCTTCCACTTCAAGGTCTGGCCCTTGTTCTGCGGAATCATTTCTTGCATTGCATACTGTTCGAGGAACAGCTCGTTCTGCGCGTGAGCGAGGAACTTGGCGACAGCTACAACACCAACTCGGGTGCTGATATCGCCGTAGACATTACCTTGGTAAGACATGGTGTGTTACTCCTATAAATTGATTATCGTTTCTGGCGTAGGAGTTTTTGGTATTCCCTTTTGAACAGAGCATCTTCGTCTAGCTCTGCGGGGGGAGTTACAATTTTACTCTGTACGCCTTGTGATTGTGCTTTCCGTTGACGCTCTTGAGTGAGTTTGTCAACTTGCTGTGGGGCGGGTGTCTGCTGTGGGGTCGCTGCTTGGGGCTGTTGCGGGGCCGGGAACAAGTCCGGGCGATCCATTGCAAACAACTTGATAGCTACAAACGCATCATCTGCAAAACCACTTGCCGCCAACTGCTTAACGCTGTCCGGTTGACGCTCAAACCACTCGTGGTAGTTTGGGTCTTTGACAATAACCGGTAGGTCTGGCACCATCTGAAGAAGTCGTTGCTGTTCAAATGCAACTCGTGTTGATTCGCGTTCTTGATAAAGCGGCTCAGTGGCGGCTTTGACGCGAGCTTCGGTCCTCTCTTCAGCTTGCCGGGAGGCATCCTCAGCGATACCTCGTAGCACTTTGGCTAGAACGGGGTCACTTTCGCTGAGTGCTTTCCACTCCTCTGTTTCTTCTACTTTCAGTTTCGTACTTTGGGCGGGTGTCGGCTGTTGGGCCTTATCCCGCAGAAGTCGTTCAAGCTCTTGCGCCTTTCGTTGCAGTGCGGCTTGACGCCCTTCGTCGCTCTTATATCGCTGACGCCACTCTGCTTCACGCTGCTTCGCTTCCTCAGCCTCCCTAACTTTCTGTTCGAGGAAGGCACGGACCGATTCAGGCAGGTCTCTCAGTGGGTCATTTTCTTCCGTCCCGGTATTAGCGGCAGTAGTCTCTGCGGCCTTATCTTCCTCGGAAACGACTACTTGGGTCTCTTGTAGCTCTGCCGGAGGGGCTTCCTCGGGCGCCTTTTCGACTTCCTTTGTATCCACAACTTGGCCTTTAATGGCAGAGTTGTAGACGGAATCGAACAGTTCATCAAGATTCTCAGTATCCGTTTGACCGTTTTGATTTGATTCAGTTCCCGACATTTTTATTTACCTCCAGTTTTGAGGCTCAATCCTGAGCGTCGCCAGCACTTTCCATATTACGAATAGACTTCAGTACCTTGATTCGCTCTTGATACCGCATGGTTGTTTCCCAATCCTTGTAGTTCTCGAATCCTCCTTGAATCTTGGTTATCTCCTCATCGAGATAAGCCTTAAGTACACGCCACTCTTTTGAATCGTAGTTGAAGGATGGGCGCACGTTTAGAATCCCTTGCCTGTTTTCTGGACTTGTTCTACTTCGTACTCCTTAACTGCCTGTGCGCGAGCCTTGATTCCGATCTCGGCGCCGGCAAGGAACTTCTTCGTCTCGTTGTCAATATTGGCCTTCTCCAAGTCAGCCAGAATCTTATTCCTATCGCCCTCGCTTCGGGCTGCCAGCTCTGCCATCTTTGATTGATACTCAAGCTGTGCAGACAGCACCCGCGCTTCAGCCTCGCGCTCACGGATTTTGGAGTTGACCATCCGCTCCTCATAATCCATGCGGAACCGTTCCTGCTCCATCGTCCGCTCAAACTGAAGCTGCTCTTGGTCCAGTTGCAGCTTTTGCTGTTTGATCTGGAGTTCAAGCATTGCCGGGTCGGGTGGCTGATTTTGGGCACGCTCCTGCTCAATCTGGGCAATCTCGTCGTCAGTGCGGACAATCTTCCGATCTGGCAGGTGCATTGTCGCGAGCCAAGCTTTTGTGCTATTCCTGCGATTGAGAATCAATCCCAACTCGGGGTCTTGGGCAGACAACACATTTAGCTTCTCAAGGTTCTTGCTGTGCAACTCCCCGCGACGAAGATCGGTGCTAGACTTTACATCTACCTCAAAATCACCCTTGACACTCGGATCGGGGTTGTATTGCATGTTCCACGCAACCAGCCAGTCGATGCACTTCTGGGTCACTTCATCATCCCAAGATTCAGACATGAAGTCGAGAATCGTCGTGCTGTTAGTGTTGTAGATAGCTGTGGTTGTGGCAGATGCGTCACCGGTTTGCGGAGACTGAAGACCTTGGGCCAGCAAAGGAACACCGGATTCCTCTTCAGCAAAAGACCTAGCACTTTGTAGGACTTCCATCAGCGGACCAGATTGGTTCATGGGGCTGATGTATTGGAACGCTTGTCGGGCATCTGCCCCAAACGAGTCAAGCAGCCAGATTTTGTGGGGCTCTACGTCCCAAACACCGTTCTGCGGGCGTATGATATTCTTATCAATAACGAGTTGCGGGCCGGACGAAATACTTGCGTTGTCCAAAACCATCTGCCAAGCTACATTCACCACGTCTTGGTTGTCTCGCATCAGCATCGGGATGCCAATCCCAAAAATAGAACCTGGGTCTTCCTGCCAAACGGAAACAGCATAGGGGACGCTGTAGTAGCCTTCAACTGGACTTAGTTCAATACGGAGGACGTGGCCTTGGCACACCCACACTTCACCGTAGTAGTGGTCAGCAGGGGTGTCATAAGCGGGCTCAATGCCCAGTTTACCGAGCAAATCCTTCGTAACCGGACCGTGATACTCCAGCACTACAAACTTCTTCGCGTACAACTCTGTGTTGTTGGAGAAGTTGGTGAACAACGAATCTTCCGAGGATCGGGGTTCTTCCTTTAGGAGTTTTGCGACAGCATCAGTCTCAAAGTCCTCTCGGTGCAAAAGTTTCAACAGATCGCTCTTTCCCATCGGGTGGCTTTCAATGACATCATCAGCCTCGTCGATAGACTGGACTGTATCGTCAGGATAAAACATCCACGGATCAATACGGGTTACACTTGGCTCTTGGCTGCTAGTCAGAATGGGAACGGCCGTTCCTGTTTCGGGATCAATTTGGTAGCGTTTGCGCACCTTCAAGCGGTTGGTCGGGCCTTTCAGAATCCCAGTCCCGAAAATGACTCGATCTTTCATAGCAAGACGGGACTGATACCCATACTTACAGTTAGTCAACTGCTTGTAGATTACCTGCTCAAGACGCTCCGCTGTCTCCGCTGCCACTTCAGGCGGCATCCCCGAGGCTTTGTCAGTCATCGGGAAGATGTCCCAATTCTTGTCACCACCCGCAAATTGGCGCATGTGGTTCTGTGCAATAGCGATATCACACTTTCGCGCTACAATGTTGACTTCCTTCTTTCGGCGCTTACGAGAAGTATCGCTAAACGGACGGTCAGCTGTAACCACGCTATTAGCACCCGAGGACAGCGATCCGAGATACCGCTCAAGCGATTCAATCCACTCAGTTTCCTTGTTCACCCGCCTAGCTGAACGCTCCTTAAACGTGCCCTCAATAGAGAATGCAAGCTCTGCCAAAGCGTTAATGCGCTCTTGCTCCTTGCGCTCAAGTTCTTTTGCGATCAGTTCAAGGTCTTCGGGGGACAGTTCCACCGCAACTGCTTCAATTGAAATAATGTCTGGCTCCACTGCCGCCTCCAAAGTTATTTTCTATGGGTTTTTGTCTTGCTTTGTTAATCTCGACTGCTGCGTATCGAAGAGCATCAAGGATGTGATCGTGCTCCTTAACTATCTTGCCATTTATGTCTCGTTTATACATCATGTATTCATGCTGGACACTCTTGGTTTTCTGCTTGACGAACTTCAGCCGTCCGCTTGACAGCCGCGTATACACGTCAAGGATACCAGACTCAACAGCATTACTGGCCGGAAACACCTTTAAACCCGATTGTACGTACAGCGTCATCAATTTCTGGCCATCCGTTTGACTCCTGCCACGAGACGCGGGGTCTATTGCACATGGAATCCAGACACCCTTTGCTTTAACTGCTACTGCGTGGACTTCTGGTCGCTGTTCACCCATATAGTATTCATCATAGACGTACATTGTGTCTGAATCGGGGTCGAGTGCGCAGAAAGCCACTGCCGTTTTGTTCCAACCTACGTCAATTCCGTTGATATACTTGAAGTGTCCCTTCTTCATTCCTTGCCAATCACGATCCTCAATCATCACGGACTCTAAATCAATTGGGTAGATTGAACCCGACCCGATTGTCGGGTTTCCCGTCATTCGGGCTTCGCGAAGGTGAGGGAGCGTATCGTCCATCACTTCCTTTTTGACTTTTTCTGGCAACCACGGGGCGTCATAAAGCCAACTAGCGCCCACAATCGCTTTTGATCTTGGGGTAGAGTCAAAAATCTTCTGTTCTTCCTCGGTCAAGGCAACCGTTCTTACTGCCCGCCCAAGAATATCCGCTGATCTCTCAAAATAAGAGAGATATGGCGTGAGCCCCGATAACGGCGTGATCGTGTTAATCAACACACCACCTGTAGTCGTGAGGCGCACGAAGGTTTCGTTATGGTGAAGCGGTTTAGGCTCCTCGTCCTCCCAAGCGAAATGCAAAAGTGCGCCAGCAAAAGCCTGAAGTTCTTCTTCCCACGATTTAAATCCAAGCGAAGAAGCCTCTCCCCACTTGTTCAAGACTAACGCAGCATCAATTGCGCCTTTTGCGCGCATCCGGATTTGCCCGATACGCTCTTTCGGGATCATTCCCGTGCCAAAATGGCCTAGCGGTCCCATCAACTCGGCTTGGATGATATCTCGGACTACTGGCATGTTCTCGCCGCAGGCCCATCCACGCACTGGTCCATCAAACACTCGACCTGCCCACCAGCTAGGGTAATCACCGGTAAGCCAGCAAGTCGCGGCATAGGCCCCAGAAAGGGTCTTCGATGTACGATTGCTCGCTCGAAACTGGACTTGCCGGTAAGTTGCAGTACAATCGAAGAAGAGCTTTTGCATCGGCAACATGCTAATTGGATACCCACACTCTTCTGTGAACCACTTTGCAGAACCCGAATACTTTTGTCGCTCAAGGTACTCTTGGGCCACTTTTAATACGTGCACCATACGCCCTTGGTCAAAAGTTTTATCTGCCTTTAGCATTGACTCAAGCTTGTTCATTGCTTCGTCGTCGATGACAGCCTGTTGACTCACCATGTAGGTGTTTAAGTCATCAAGACCATCTGGCGTGATTACTTCAAATCCCTTTATCACTTATCCTTCCCCACGAGTTGAAGAACCTTTGCATCTGTCATGCCTTCGCTCTTCAAGTATTTTGCAATCTGGGGGAGATTCTTTTGAAACTCTTGCTTTAGCTCGTCTTGGCTCATGTCGGCTACGTCTTTTCCGTTCGATGTGGTTTCTTGCTTCTCTGCCCATCCAAAGCGATTCTTCATGTGCAGCGCGTACAGTG